GGGACAGCAGCTGCCGGGTCAGCACGGGGTTCGCCAGGAAGTAGGGGTGCGCCAGGTCGACGCCGAGCGTGGGGGAGCGGCCCTCGTCCCAGGTGCCGACGTGCAGGCGCCATGAGGCCGTGCGGCTGACCAGGTCGTCGTCGAGCAGGTTGAGTGTCAGTGACTCGTCGTATAGTCCGACGCCGTCGGGCGGGGCCTGCAGGGACATCGGGCCCTCGGTCAGCTCGTGCGTGATGCGGGTGCCGTTGGGGCGCTCGACCGTGACCCTGTTGCGGGTTAGCCCGTCGTCGTCGGTGGTGTCGAACGGGATGACCAGGTTGTCGGTGTACGGGATGGTGACGGCCGGCTGGTCGCACATGGCGTCCAGGGTCCGGTACCGCAGCCCGAGCGCCCGCATGTTGTCGTGCAGGATCCCGCCGTCGGCCGCCGCGGCCTCGGACAGCAGGTCGAGCAGCGTCTCCTCCTGCTGTTCTCCCATCGGCGTGGCCCAGCGCCCGCGCACCATGAGTGCGGCGCTGCCGTTCTCGGCGGCGAGCCGGAGCATGCGCGCGTCGGCCTCCTCGCCCGTGTGCCCGGTGAGGATCTCCGACTGGACGCCGTCGAACAGCGTCGTGACCACGGTCCCGACCGACAGGTGCCCGACGGCGGTGGTGCCGAAGTCGTTCGTGTAGGGGTTGAACCGGACCTGGCGGATCCGTCCCAGGGTGTGCGCGAACGTGAAGTTCTGCCCGTAGGTGGAGCCCGATGTCTCGCCGGGCTCCAGCATGGACCGGCGCCAGAACACGTTCGCGCCGCTCTGGTTGATCTCCAGGCTGAACCGCTGGTTGGTCCCCTCGACGTTCGAGCCCGCCACGAACGTGGACCCGGACAGCTCGTTCCCGTCGTGGTCGTACCCGTAGACGCCGGTGGCGCCGTCGGCGCGGATCTTGAGCTCGATACGCCCGATGGTGCCGCCGATGAACTGCAGCTGCAGCAGCGTCACCTCGGACGCGACGCCGGCTACCGGTGTCCACTGCACCCACCGGGCCTGCACCTCGCCCGTGCTGGTGTGCGAGTCCACGAACGCGCGCGTGCTGGACGTGCCCAGCGTCGGCAGGGGCGCCGAGCCGGGGAAGTCGGAGTACGCCGCGGGGGACACGTTCGGGCCTCGCGTGCTGGCCTGCGACCCGATCGCCGCACCGAACACGGTCGAGCTCGAGCCGTCCTCCATCGGCCAGTAGGCGCGCAGCTCGGCGTCCTCCGCGGTGGCGGCGATCGCGCGGTACAGCACGGACTCCACGGCCTGCGCGCCCTGCCCGAGACGCCGTGTGGGGCCGGCCGCCCGCACCTGGGTCATGACCGACGGCGCGCCCTTGGTGTTCCAGTCCACGGGCCACTCGGCGACCTCGCAGACCGCGAGCGGGTGCGTGTTCGTCACGCTGCCGTCGGTCACGGTCCAGGTCTCGCCTGCCGCAGTGAACACCGTCGCGCCCACGGTGAGGTCCGACGTGATGGCCTCCGAGCGCACGATCTGCCCGGCGCCGATGCCGTTGCGCATGCTCCACCCGTAGACGCGCTGGGGCGGGGTTCCTGCGGCGCTGGTCGGCTCCTTGCCGAGGGTCATCGCCGCCGTCGAGTTGAAGATGCTCGTCGTGCCGGCCGCGACCACGGGATCGCCCAGTGGGGTCCACGATGCTGTGTCCGGCGCGAGGGCCAGGGACATCGTGCTGGCGTACTGGAACGTGATCGTGCGTCCGCTGGCGCCGTTGTCCACGTCCATGGTGACGCGCAGCGCGATCTCCCCGGCCCACGCCGGCACGGCGACGGTAGAGCGTGCCTCGAGCACGGCCGTGCCGTCGACTGACCAGAACAGGGTCAGGGTGCCGTTCGCCTCGGCGCGCAGCAGCCACGAGCGCTGGTTGCCCGTCGTGGTCCACTTCGACATGAGGTCGGCCGCCGTCGTCCACGCGTCCCGGTAGCCCCACCACCGGATGTCGATGTCCCCGGTGATGTCGAGGTTCGCGACGTCGGGCGTCGTCGCGCGGGATCCGGCCGTCTCCAGGCTGAGCCAGGGCGCGCCGAGGTCGACGCGGGCACGCGCCGGGGTGTTGCGCCCCACCATCCCGTACAGCGGCGAGGCGGGGTTGCGCGGGCTGTAGGTGCCGTCGCTGTTGGTCACCTTGAACGACAGCTGCGACACGTCAGCCGTGCCGCCCTCGGAGCGCACACCGTGCGACACGGACACGCCGGACTGGTCGAGGTCGTCGCCGAGCGGCTGCCAGCCCCCGTCGTAGAACAGGTCCACGCCGAGGAAGTCTTCGGGGAACGGTGAGAGGTCCATCAGGCCCCCAGCACGCGCTGCACGTTGCCGCCGTTGACGCGGATGTGCTTGGCCAGCTCGTCCAGGAGCACGTCCACGAGCCGGTCCCCCGTCCGGTCGAACGTCACGTTGACCTGCGGTGCCTGGCTTGGGACGCCTCCAGCGACGGCGAGGTTCGCACTCACGTCGAACTGCGTCGCGGCCTCCATCGCCCCCTGCACCGTCCGCGAGCTGCCCTCGATGCCTTCGGCCAGGAGGTCCATGAGCCGGCGTCCGGCACCGCCGTTGTTCCACGAGCGCAGCGGACCCATCTTCACCGGGGAGCCGGGGAGGAACGACTTGATGACGCCCGCGACGTTCCCGGCCGCGTTGGCAACGCCAGCGACCATCGCGTTGATGCCGTCGATCAGGCCCTGGATCAGGGAGCGGCCCTTGTCGTACAGCAGCGAGCCGAAGTTGCCGACGGCGCTCGAGATGCGTGACGGCAGACCCTTCAGCCAGTCGACCATGCTCGACACGCGGGCCACCACGCCGTCGCGGACGCGGCCGAAGAAGGCGACGATCTTGTCCCAGTTGGTGATGATCAAGCCGAGCGGCGTGAAGCGGAACACGGTCTTGATGAAGGCCCACAGCTTGCCGAAGAAGCCCTGGATGTTCGTCCACACGCGCTGGGCGGCCGGGACGAGCGTGTTCGTCCACCAGCTCGCTACTGCTGCCATGGCCTTCTGGATACCGGCCCACGCCACCTTGATGATCTTCTGCCCGAGCGTCGTCTTGGTGAAGAACCAGACGAGGCCGGCGACCAGGAGCGCGATCAGCGTGATGATGATGCCGATCGGGTTGGCGCGCATCGCTGCGTTCATGGCCTTCTGCACCACGGTGCCGACCGCCTTCGCCGCGGTCATGGCCTTCTCCGCGATGACCGCCAGCTTGGACTGCTTGATGAAGCCGGCCAGGCCTTCGCCGATGTCACCGATGGCCGAGCCGTACTCGAGCGCGGCGCCGCCCGCCGAGAGGAACGACCCGGCGGTGCCGCCGATCTTCTCGCCCAGGTCGGCCATGCCACCGCCGAGGGCTCCGGCGTTCGTGGCGAGGTCGCCGAAGCGGTCGCCCGTGCCCTCGACGGCGTTGTCGATCTTGTCGGAAGCGCGGGCGACGTCCTCGGCCTTGTCCTCGAACTTCTTCGCCGAGGAGGTGGCGCGGTCCATCGCGGTCTCGAACTCCTTGGAGTCCGCCAGAATCGCGATCTTCACGGGCCTGCCGGCCATTGACTTACCTCCTTCGCCGCTGCTTCAAGATCTTGTAGAACTGCTCACGTTCCAGAACCGTCAGTGCGTCGTATTCACTGGGCGGGACCTTCGTTGCCAGACAGAAGTGCGCTTTGCGCTGAGCCCTCAGAAGGAGAGCTCGTCGTCTTTTCCCTGGTCGGTCTCCGGCGCCTCGGGGTCGAACTCCGGCTTGTCCTCGGCGAAGTAGTCCTCCAGCTCGCCGACCGTCACGCCGAGGGCGTCCTGGTGCGCCTCGACGTCGTGCTTGCCCTGACGCCGGAAGTCGACGAACACCAGAGCGCGCATGAACGTGAAGGGCTTCTTCCGAAGGTCCGCGATGTCCTCGCTGAACGCCCGAGAGATGGCTATCTCGTCGAAGCCCGTCATCGTGCGGAAGAAGTCCTCCGCGGTCATTTCGTTGGTCATTCCAGCCTCCTAGAATCCGTACTTCTCGAAGATCTTGGCGATCTCCTTCTCGAAGATCTCCGGTGCCCGCGTCTCCATGACCGTGTCGGTCTTCTGAAGGAACCGAGCGGGGCGGATGTTGCGCTTGGGCCAGCCGTAGTTCACGACTCCGGCGTAGCGGACCCTCGCGCGCCCAGCGGTTACCACGGCCTTGCCCTTGGCCCGGTTGCCCCGGACGGTCTTGGCGAGCGCACCGGAGCGGCGTGGGGCGAGGTTCTGCGCGACGTACGCGCAGACCTTGGCGACCTCGGCGAGAGCGTCCTTCACGTCCTCGACATCGACACCCGCCTTGATGAGGTCGCGGATC